TCTGCCAGACCACCCTTACCACTGAGCGGAATCAGCTTGAAGGGATCGCGGAAATACATGATGTTCTGTTTCTGACTGCGAGCAGTCTTGGTGAGGAAGACTCTTCGCATAGCCTGGCAACAAGCATCCAGCACCGGATCGATCGTGCGGTTCGTGTAGTTGACCATCGTCGACTCATCCGCTGTGCCGTTCATCACTTCCGGCGTCAATCCAAGCTGCACATAGAGAAGATCCGTGAGCATTTGGATTTGTGTCAGAAGATTGTTCTCGGCCGGACGATTGAGCTGAGTGATCTTCTCGGTTCCATCAGTATAGGCAATCCCGTACTGACTGCCCTTCAGCTGGAACTCGATGTCCTTGCGTCTTTGTTCCGCTTGCATCCTGCGAGATTCAGATTTGATCACATACGGCAGCTGGATGATAAGATCCATCTTTCCAGACGAAGACTGCTCATCTACTCCGTCCAGAAGCCCGATCTTGCGAATCAATCGTTGAAGAGTTGAATTCGGTTCGTTCATCACCGCATACAACGGATTCTCAACAATTGCCACTACTGACTTGGGCAGTGTGATCTCTTCTCGCAGACCAGTGAGGTCGTTATACACGTAAATTCTGACAAACTTCGGATACCACATCCGCACTTCACCTATCCGCATGGTCAGAATATCGTAACCACCCGTCTCCATCGGACTGAGCGTTGTATCGATCGGGACAATAGCCGCCACACCCTTGTCGAACAGCGTCATCATGAGATCTTGGCGAAAATGACGTGCTGCTTGATCGATGTTGGCTTCGAGGGTGAGACAATTGTTCATCCCACTGTCAATGTCCTCGATATAGCGATCATCTTGATCCATTCTCACATGGCGCATACTGATTGCGGCACAATCGATACTGAGTCGCGTATAAATAGAGGAGATGATCGAACGCTCGTTGGAGGAAAACAAACGTGTCCGGTCAGGCCTTCCGCCCATCGACCAAAATTGTCCCATGACTTCCGATTGATCTGGCAAAAATCCACTACGCAAGTCTGGAGACGAGAACGCGTTCCAAGCATGTTTCAGCCTGCTTCCAAAGCTGGCCATCCATCACCTCCTTTCAAGTTCATGCTGCTACCTGAATTATTCGCCCTACAGATCCGTTCGCTCCGTCTGCCGAACCCGTTCCAGCGTGGGCTCCGCCTGTTCCTCCGGTGACACTGAGAGTTCCGTTGTTGGTAAGCGATTGGTAGATGAGATGCAAAGCACCGCCACCACCGGCACCGCCACCACCGGCAGTACCGAAACCGCTACCACCATTACCACCGTTGGCCGAGATCACACCACCGGAATTCACGACAATGGTCTGAGCAGAAATGGCCAAGATACCGCCACCACCTCCGCCACCTCCGCCACTGTTTCCTGCTGTAGACGATCCGCCACCTCCGCCACCTCCACCACCACCAGCCAAAGTATTACTTGCCGCGGCAGAGCGATAACCGAGCAGACCGATAAAATCATGATATACGCCAGCCAAAGACGGAACCACAGCTAAACTACCGGTACCTCCGGCTTGGGTTCCCGATGTTCCGCCATTAGCACCTGAGCCGCCCTGAGCGTTATTTAATTGGCCAACATTTGCTGGCGCCGATGTACTCCCACCATTAGTTCCTGCGCCTGATCCGGAAAACCAGGCCGAAGTCGCAAGTGCACCACCACCGGTTCCAACCGAAAGGTTCGAAGCATTACCACCATTGGTACCATTGGAATGAAGCGTTCCGGAAACGGTGAGAGTTCCACGTACAAAGATACGGTAGCAACCATTAACTGACGGTGCCCCATTACGTACAGTGGCTCCGGCATTGATTGTCATGTTGTTCGGATAAATATCTCGAGTGAGAGTATAGACGTTTGCAGCTGGCACTATCCCCAACACCGTAGAGGTCCCATCGAAGGTGACATTTCCATCACTACCATCTCCGAAGAAGAGGAGTGAGATCGGTCCCGGAGCACCTGTAGGTCCGATTGAGCCCACTGAGCCCGCTGCTCCAGCTGGGCCTGTTGGACCCGCTGGACCCGGCACCGTTGAATCAGCACCAGCTGGGCCTGTAGGACCTGTCGGACCCGTTGGGCCCGGGGGACCGGTTAAGCCAATAGGACCTATTGGTCCTGTAGCTCCTGTATCGCCTTTTGGACCAGCTGCACCTGTAGCTCCTGTAGCTCCTGTAGAGCCTGTATCGCCTTTAGGGCCTGTTGGGCCCGTTGGACCTGCTGGGCCTGTAGCTCCTGTAACACCAATATCGCCTTTAGGCCCTTGCGGACCTGCTGGACCATTTGCTCCGACTGGTCCTGCGACACCTGTATCTCCCTTCGGACCTGTTAGACCAATTGAGCCAGTTGCTCCCGTTGCTCCAGTTGGGCCCGTGTCACCTTTTAGTCCTTGAATCCCTTGCGGGCCCGTGGGGCCGGTTAAGCCAATGGGACCCTGCGGGCCAGTGGGACCTGTTGGACCGGTAGCTCCGGTATCCCCTTTGGATCCTCTGGGCCCGGTTACGTCGGGAATTGTAATAACCGAAATCGAATCGCTGATAACTTCTATGACCTCAGCCGCGTCAATAATAACTTCTATGACATCGATGTCAGTTAGCATTGGTTACATCTCTCTCAACTAGCAATTCGCCCTTCACCCAAGTTTTCACATCGCCGTCCGCATCCGTGATCTCAATGTCATAATCATACGTACCATGACGAATATCGGTAGGCACACCAATCGTAAATATGTCTTGATCGGTATCTATAACGACTTCCAAGACAACGGTGTCTGCTGTCATTGGATTATGAGCCCATGAAGCAATGGATAGACCAGAAAGATCCACAGGCGAGCCATTTTTACTAAAGCGAAACGCTTGGGTCCAGGTATCTCCACGATACGCGTTGAGATTAACGGTGATCGGAAGCTGGGCCATGATTAGCTTCCAAACGTGTATCGATTGCCGTTGATCTGCATCCACCGAAGCAGTCCGGCAAGATTTACACCCGAAGTCCATCCGAGAGTGATGGCAATCTTGGTAATGACCTGATCGCCGTACTTGTCCAAGATCGTGCTCAGCGGCACCCCTCGAGCAAATTCGCTATTGGAGCCATCATCTGAGTCATAGCGCCAACTTCCAGCAGTCGCCACATACTCCTGAAACGGACCCGCGCTGATCGATCGTCCGTTTGCCATCTGGTCACCGAAAATATCGCCATTCCCGGTACAGATCGAATCGTGGTCCCCACCATCTGAATCTTGCGTGTAGACGCGCAAATATGGAGTCGCGTCGGCAGTGTCGTGGTCATTGGTGAATCGCATGTTGTAGGCGAGATTCTTGACCGAAGAAAATGGCTCTCCATCCAGACCATGAAACCGAATTGATCCACCCGCAGCGGAACCATCTCCGTACGGACCAAAAGACAGTCCATCTGGTGTCAGGACAACGCTCGGATTCGAGACTTCCCATGGCGAGGAAATATCCGAAACAAAACTCAACTTCTGACCAAGTGTCGCCCAACGACCTAGAGCATCATTCACCACCGAATCCACATAGGCCTGAGTGGCAACCTCAGTCAGTGGAAAATCGCCGGTATGATCTGCTACAGGAGCCTTGCCCAGTCCAGGATCCCCTGTCACATCGGTGAGCTCCATGAGCGTGGTAGCGCCACCCCCTGCTTTCGGCAACGTCAGTGGATTTCCCTGTTCGTCGAACAATGCCAGACGAAGTGAAGCTTGATCAGGATGCCGAATGCTACCTTCTACTAGAATTGCTTGAGTAATATCTACACGACTGCGACTGCTCATTCGAACGCCTCCTTGTTGGCTTTGTACGCAACATAGGCGTCCATTAGGGCCGCCACATTATCGATCTTCTCCTCCATTCGCTTCTTGAGGAGTTTGCGGTTGCCGTTTGTATCCTCGACCGTGATGCAATTGCTCATGGCGAACTGCATCAGAAGCTCGTCAAATATGAGAAAGCGATCTTCTGACAGTTTCTTCAATTCACCAAGCGGAACTGACTCGGTCCTAGCCCCCTGGATGACTTTGAGAATACCGAAAGGTCCGTTCTCGGCTTCCCAGCGTGTGACAAACTCTCGGGCATTGTACGGGTCATACCCGAAGGTGCGAACATCGTACTCATGCTGAATGACATGCGCATCGAGATCCTCGTAGACCTCCATCATGTCCAGCACGGTTCCCGGCATGACATGAAGAGATCCTTCCTTGATGAACTCTTCGTACTTCGTTCTCATAGCGGCTTGGAGTAGGAAGAGGGTTCGCTCAGTGATGTAACTACGCGTCTTGACGCCGTACTTCTCGTGGCCCAGAGGAAACATAAAAGTGAAAGCACAGAAGTCGTCACCTTGTGAGAGATCCGCTCCCATAGAGCAAGGCATCTGCCAGAAGTCGCGACGTCGATGAGGGAGAGTCTCTTCGTATGTAAAGAAGTATGTGTACCCCTCCATCGGAATGCCAAAACGCTTCGCGAGAATGTCATTTCGAGAAGCAGGTGCCTTTTCGGCCCGTTCAACGTCAAGCTGATAAGTCTCATAGGTAACCGTTTGTCCGAGGTTGGGATTGGCCTTCAACCACATGGCCGGATCGGCAACTTCTTCCAAATCGTCCAGCTTGTAATGCCAGATCGAAATGTGAGGCGCGTTGTACTCACCCTTGAGTATGTCCGCAAGTTCCATTTTGATTGTATCGCCAGACCCAGCACGAACGGTCCCTTCCGAGCTGATCGCCACGATCAGATAGTCGTCCAACTTGGACGCACCTTGCTCCACAGCCCCGATGACGTCTTCTCTGAGATCTCCAGACAGCCACTCGTCGATGGTGGCCACCT